CCGAGGACCTACGGTTTACAAAACCGTTGCTCTAGCCAGCTGAGCTAAAGCGGCACTTGTAAAGGTGAAACCTTTATTATCTACAAAGCAATCGTTGTAAAAATACTAAAGTCTTTCAACTTTGATAATCTTATATTAGCAAACCGTATGCATTTTGTCAAGCTGATTATTGAACATATCATATCGCTCTCTTAAATATTCATTTGTAAAATGCATATATAGCCTAGTGGTTGATATATTTGAGTGCCCCATCAAAGGCTGAACGTCTTCGATTCTTGCCCCTCTGCGCAGCATGTTAGTTGCAAAACTATGTCTTAAGGTGTGAGCACTTACTCTCTTTTTGATACCGGCCCTTAGAGCAGTTTCAGATATCATTCTTGATAAATATTGTCGACTGAGAGGCTTACCAAAACTATTAGTGAAAACAAAAACAGAGTCTATTTCTCTTTTGTGATGATATTCTTTAATAGCCATTTCAGTCATGGGGCCAATAAATGTCACTCTTGGCTTACCACCTTTTCCTCTAGAGACTATAAGAGACCTTTTGTATAAATCATCCTCCTTTAGACTTAATACTTCAGAAGCCCGCAATCCACTACTTAATATAGTCATAATCAAGGCTTTATCTCTTAGGTTTTTAGCGGATTCCACTAAATCAATCTGCTCTTCTTCACTTAAAAAGTTAGCCTCTACTTCGGTTGTTTTTGGTATTTCAATTGCTTCGGGTCTGATGTCTATAAGGTTTTTAGCATACAAAAATTTGATAAAACTTCTAATGACAACTACCTTATTTTTAATAGTTTTCGGCTTATAGTTTTTCAAAGATAAAGAGTCAATAAAGTTATCAATCATCAAAATATCTAAGTTGCTAACCGTATCGGCTTTTATTGATTTGATAAAGTCTTCAAGAATACAAATGTAAGTTGCTTTTGTCGTATTGGTAGCTTTACCATGTGCCTCTTTGTGCTTTACAAAGTAAAATAATGCACGCTCCAACGTAGTTTTCTTATCCATAATTCTCCCACAATTTAAGTTAAATGTAGGATTTTGGAGTGCCCAACTAGCGTTGCTTTCAGACCACCCACACGGTCGTCAACTTGGCGGTAGATATGACGTAATTTTTCAAAAACTCTTCTGTCTCAATTTTGCCATGTCTAGCCTTTTTTGCATAGTGTAAAATTCACAAAGTCCTACGTGCCGAACCTATCATTCCTTGATGGCTCAATCACCTTAAGCTCCCTAAATTCAAAATGGTACGATGTGCCAACCTTACAACCGTATCTATTGCGGTTTTTTTCCAGTGTAACGATGATATCGTTCGGAAACTCTTTTAAGTTTCGCTCAACCATTAAAACGATATCCGCATCCTGCGCGATATAACTTGAGCCTCGCAAATCGTTTATTCCAGTCTTTCGAGTATGACTGTCTGGTGCTTTTCTAGTGTGGCTGATCAAGATGATCGGTAATTGGTGACGAATAGCGTTCTTCTTCAACTCCTTGGTTATATTGCCCAATTCATCAGCAACATTTTGTACCTCTCGAGTAAAATAGTGAAGGTGATCAATGACAACCAATTCACACTCTGCTTCCTCTTTAGCTTTACGGACTAGCCCATCAATAGATTTCCAACTCAGCTCATCGTTTTTTTGGAAGAAGATGTTAGCAGCAGTATTCAAATACTGTTCCTCACCAAGTATTTTTCTGAAACGGACACCTGCTTCGCCATGTGTCATCTCTAAGGTAACAAATAGCACCGATTTTCCCTGTTTAGCGATGTTTGCCGCAATGTTCATACTCAAGGCCGTTTTACCATTGCTCGTAGCCCCTCCTATGACAGTAAGTTCGCCTGGTGCTAGTCCCATTGTCATACGATCAAGCACCCAATTACCCGTATGCAGTCCCATGATTTTGCCCCAGTTCTTCATACGAAACTCGATTTCGTCGTGATAATCAATCATCATGTTGAACTCAAGTTCCTTCGCTGCTGACTTTGCTGCCTCAACTGATGCCCCGAGAACATACTCGTACAGTTTTACCTGGTCTGCAGGTTTTAATGTTTCGATTTTTGATTTAAGAAAAGTCAAATTGTCCATGTAAAATTTCCCTGATTTTTAATTTATGCCAATTTGCAGCGTCCTCAATTGTTTGAAATAGCTCTTCGTATTTATCGACATTGTGATTGATGTTAGATATGCTCTGTAGTGTTATGTAATTGTTTCTGAGTGTCTTTACGGCTTCATTGTGGTATTTCAACGATTCAGCGATTAGATAATTCACAGCGTCTTCAGCCATTCTCCATCTCCATATAACTCGTCGAGGTCTGCCATGCTTTCGTGCTGCTTTTTCCGTTTCGATAGCATATTGTCTATTGTGGAGGCTCTGAGTAAGTAATCACTTTTTAGCTCGTGGATTTTCTTCGAGTGCCATTCGTCTTCAACGAGTATGTCTAGTGCTTTACCAATTTCTTCTAACGAGAACTTCTTCAAGGTTTCTTTGTAGCCTCGTGGAAGTATTCTGAAATTACGCTTAGTTTTTTCGTTTAGCAAGTCTAGTAGATTTTTACTAACTTTACTATTAATAGTATCTATAGTGTTATCTATAGTGTTATCTATAGTGTTATCTATATGATCAGCGGGTTTTTCCGACTGTTCATCAGCGGGTTTTTCCGACTGTTGACTAAATCCTAGCGTACTCTTTCGTCTCATCCGACCATACTCACGCGACTGTGTTATATACCCAAAATCTATCAATCTTTTACAGCTAGCTATGAATGCGTCTTTCTTTACACCGCAAAGACTCATTAGCTCTTCCGACTTCTTCCAACATCCCTTGTCGCCAAAACTTGCTATCTCGGCGTAAAGGATTTTATCGACAGCAGTTAGTCTTTTGTCTAGCAGTAGCTCTCTCGGCAGCCAAACGCCTGTAAATTGACGCTTCGGCTCAATCACTTGTTGTTTGTCAAAATCATACATTGTCAGCTCTCCATTTCTTAATGGCTTCTGTCAATGGCGTTTTAATCTCAGAAATATGAACAATTTTCCCCATCTTTACCCTCTTTTTAAGCCAATGAAAAACTAGCACCTTCATTTTTCATAGGTGAAATTTGTTTGTTGTGAAAAAGACTCAAGAATTTGGTGCAAAACCCTTGACAGCTTTTCCGCGATTTATCGATTTTGAGTAAGAGGTTATTTTAAAACAAAGAAAACCCCAGCCAAAAACGACCGAGGTTATCAATTACCTATCTGATATGTTCTTATATTAGCAAACTTTGAAATAAAAGTCAACCTATTTCTCCCATGGCTGGTCTGTTAGCCAAGTTGCTGACCCGTACCACTCTTGTCGTCCAGAGATGGCAGAATATCCAGTCACGGAGCCGTCTTTAGCAAACTTGTACATAGCGTTACCTGCATATCGGCCTGAGTTGACACCAGTTATCATCAGGGCTGATTCTGCAGTAGGGCGATACTTCTTTGGTATTTTTTCTCCCGGTGAGAATGTTCCTCCTGGGATTTCTCCCAACTGAGTTATCCGTGCTGATACCATATTGCCAATTCGAGTAAGCTTCAGTATCATCCCCCAACCGATTTGCACGTCCTCCTCCTTGGCGGTCTTTACGTCAGGATAATCCTTAGCTTCTTTCATCCACTCACCATAGGTGATAGGTGTAGCTGTATCTCCACTTTTAATGATACGGGTATAGAAATTCCCTTCAATGTCGGCATATTGCTGCTTGACGTAACCTTTTGCTTGCGAGCCTGGTATAACAGCAGGATTGAGCGGTGTGGAAATGAGCCAACCTGGGTTATCTGATGGGCGGTTAGCACAAGCTTTAATTACATCGTTTTCTCGAAATACCCATTTACCAAATTTGAACAAGCGAGCATCATTGAAATCAATACTCGAACCTTGCTCCACGAACTCAGTAGTAGAATCCAAAGTTTCATACGTTACTGATCCGTCTTTGAGGGTGCCGTCTGAGTTGTGAGAAACAAGTATTGCTCCGACTAAATCGTTAGCCCAAGCTGATGTTGTAGTCGCCATTACTACCGAGTTGGGTGGATAAAGCTGATCCATTCCTCCTTTTAAGACTAGGTTGTTAATGTCTCCATTTGATGCAGGAATACCCGTCCAAGAGCTTACAGAGCCTGGAATAATCTTTTTATCAGAGTCCACTTTAAATAATATGAAATCAACAGTTTCTCCGAGTCTCCAGCCGTCAACGGTACTTACAGAGATACTCTGTGCATCTTTCTCTTTTTGTAGTTTTAGTAATGCTTCTACCGGTAGTTTTCCGTCTGCTGAAGCTTTTCGTAGCATTATTTTTTCTCCTTTATAAAATCAATAATCGTACTAATCACTGGCATCAAGCGACTAATCCCAGCGGCAATGGCTGCTGAGCCACTTGAAAATACAAGCGAGCCTGTCAATGCGTCTAGACTTCTCATAAACTCAGTGAACTCAGGGATCTTGTATAGAGCAGTGAATGTGATCATTACCCCTAAAAAACCCTGTAGAAGCGTTCGCATCGCTCGTCCATTCTTTGTTTCTATACTAAATAGTTTAGTTATCATACTCTTCTCCTTCTTCTACTAACCATCTAAGGGCTGTCCTACCACATGTGCGGCTGAAGTGTTCATCCTCTAGTGTTAGAATACGTTCGTTTACTTCTGCCTGCTGCCGTAGAGCTAGCCGATACTCATCGACCAGCTCCTCATCACTCAGCAATGCTAAATATTCCATGATTATTTGTTTTTACCGTTTTTGTAAATACCAAACATAGTTAGCAAGAACAGACCAGCCGTGGCTAGCGCACCGCTGATAGCGTTTGTCTTGACGTACGGGTCGCCAGAGAGTACCGCGATGGCTACTTGCGGAGCGATTGCACTTGCACCCAAGAGCAGGTCACCAATGATATACACAACTAGCTTGGTTCGCTTACTGATACCTTTGATGATTTCCTGAGCTTCATCTGTCTCAGCTAATCCTTGTACTAGTTTAGCTTTTTCGGCAGTCACTTTTTCGATTGCCTCGATGTCTTCTTTGGTGAATACTGGTGTTGCCATTTTTTCCTCCTTTGGTTTATTATTTGGCACTTCCTGTGGTTTTTCTGGTTCGTTGTTTTGTGGTTTCGGAAACACAACGCCACCCATGCTTCGTAGCTCATCAATGGATTTATTCGACACATTAGCATCTAATTTCCCGTCATATCCAGGGATAGTTAGTGTCTCTGAGTATTGATGGATAAACGATCCATGCGCATAGTTCCCTACTTCTCCGTAATTCGGATACCAATCTACCCGTGGCAAGCCTAGTTTTTGGATAATAGCCTCACCTGCATACGTGAACACTTGTTTGCCTGTCTTTTGAAGGACAATGTTACTAAACACACCGATCTGCTCGACAGTCCCCTCAAAGTCTGGCTCAAGGTCAAGGAATAGCAATTCGCCGGCTTCATTACCTAAAGCCTCGATGCACTTCACAAAGTACTCGGCGTTCTGTTCAGCCTCCTCTCTGGTGGAAAAGTATGGCAGCCAGTATAAGCCAAGCATTTTGCCAGCCTCACGAGCCTTAGTAACGAATAGCTCTGCGTCTGGGTCTAATTTGAACTCATTGCCGCCATATGGCTGACCAACCCAACCAGCTTTGACGATGACACCCGCTACTTTAGGGAAAACGTTTACGACTTCGGCGGTTTGGTAACTGGAGATATCGATAATGACATTACTGAAGTCTTGCTCAGGTTCTGGTGCTGGTTCTGGTGTAGGTTGTGGTGTTAGGTCTGGCAAATCATGCAGCTCTTTATCCTCAAACAGCTGACGGCTCATGTACTTACCGCTACGAGCTGTGACGTACCAGATTGTGTCACCGGCGATTGACTCACCATTTGTCACGTAGCCTTTCATAGTGATAACGTCACCTTGAGCTAGCTCTTGGAATACGCCAGATTGTGTGTTTGGCTCTTCACGAGCGTAACCCTCCTCCTCCATTTTTCGGTCAGTCGGACTGATCGTTTGTGGCGCGACATAGCCAATAATTCGTTCAGGACGTGGTCGTAACCATCCGATAACTGGGCCACCAGAGATAATCCAAGAACGTCGAATAACTCTGGCTGGTGTTTGTGCAAATCCATCTTGCTCAATAACATCTACGCCATTCAGGTCAGCGCCCAATACTACAGCGATGTGACCATATGGGTTGCCTACCATCGCACCCCAGATGATGATGTCTCCACGCTGAGGCAGCAGGTTTGGGTCTGACATGTTGTTTAATATTTTTTCAAAGAAATCACCATTTGAATTAGCGAATGCTTCTTTAGCGTTAGCAGGACGGATGGTGTTCTGCCAGTCGTTAAATAACCACAAACAATAGTCGTCAATGACGTCTTTACATTGAAGCCCGTATGCACCATCTACGTCAATTCGGCGTCCTGGTGCGTTAGCGATCCATTGATTAATTCTATCCATATTCCCCCTTTACTCAACAGTTTTCTTTACTTCTTTAATAGTTTCGTGTACTTCTGGCCTATGCTGTTGCATTAGGTTCGCAAACTGCATTAAGATGACGACACCAACTGTACCGATAAGCACCGCTATGCCTGTCCATTTGATTATCAATCCTACAAGTTTTCTTTCGCCCTCGATAATTGCTTTGATAAACACATTGCCGTCAAGCTTCCTGTTACGCTCATTGATATTTCCAATAGCAGTCTTAAGCTCTAAAATTTTATGGTCTACATACTCATTGCGCTCATTGAACCTAGCTTCGCTGACTAGCCCTTCTAGCTTATCCAATATCTGTATGAGTGATGGCTCAACGACTTTGTCATTGAATGTCTCGATGCGAGCTAGACGCTCGTTCTGCTCCATATTATTCTCCTTTTTTGTTTTATTCATCTTCATCCTCCTCAAAAATCACCCCAATTGGTATGTGCTGTATAATCACATCGGATAACTCAAAATCAGCCCCCGATTCATTAGTAGTAACCGAGTATTGAATCCAGTTCACATCTTCATCGATATCTTTTGTGATTGGTATGCGAACCTCGCCACTGGCTGCTTCATAGGTTTTTGGCACAAATCCCCACCCCAGTGGACTGTTCCATCCTGATGTATTATTCCATCCGATAGGAACGGTTTTTGGCGTAAAATTTTTACTAAAGTTAGTAAGCAACTGGAGTGGTTCGTCTTCAGTTTTCCCTGATACAGAGAAATTGATTGTTCCTGTTGGCTTCAATAAAATAAATGTTATATCTACAGCACTCGTCCACAACGCACCATCATCAGAGAACTTAATAACTCCAGAGTTAATATCTGTGATGAACGGCTTGCCGCTGTCTGTCATTTTTATTTCATCTGTTAGTTCTACTAGTTTGTTCCCTATTGCTAATAGAACCCTTGTTTTACCATCACTACTACCGTAGACCTTTAGATCATTAATATTGCCAATGACCCACGGCATACACCACACCCCGCCGCGTTTCATATCAAGTACCCATAGCTGGTTTAGTTTTTCTCCGCCGACAGGAACGGCAAAGTAAATCATACCGTTTACTTCTAGCCCAAGTGACTTGTGAATACAATTACTACTGAGACGCTCAACATCGGGTTGTATATTGTCAGTCAGATTCTCAGTGGACAAAACATTTTGCATTTGTGGCTTAGTGAGAGTGGTCTTAAAGCCAGTTTTAGAAATGTAAATAAGTGCGTTATTGTAAACAACTACTGAGTCTGGAGCGTCTGTACCGTCTCGTCCGTTATCATCAATTACACTGATCCATTGAATATTCGTAGAATCTAATTGCATGCTTGACGATTGAAGATATTTCAGGCTACCGTTACCATTCGTTTCAGAGCAAAGGATCATCGGCACGGCGTCACCTTTACCATTTCTAAATGGGCGCATCGCAGCTGGTATTTCTTTAGATCCTGCATTTATTCGGATATAACCACCTGCAAAAGCCGAGAAGTCCAGCATAGTGTCTGGATCTGCGCCACCAAAGGTTATTTTCCAAGGGTCGTCTTTATCTCCTAAAAGATACAAGCGACTTGCTACCAAGACGGATCGAGAAGCCTTCACTCCTGCTGTGCTGTTAGAGTTAGGCGGAATAACGTTAGGATTGAGAATTTTTTGTCCGATATCATCATATGATTGAGTCTGTGCATCATCACTAGCCTGACCGATAACATCCATCATTCGCATACTTGTTGGTGATATCCCACAATAAAGAACGTAATATTCCGCGCCTGGCGTTTTGTTCCAGGTTATTTTGACGTATTCTTCAACTTGTCCCTTTGTTTTATCAACGTTTTTACCGCGCCATTCAGTGCGCCCTTTACTAACCTTTACGCTAGCTGCGTCGCTTCGTGCCGTTTCTCCATTCTTTACAGCCGTCACGCAGTAATAGAGAGTGTCATTTGTTCCCGTTATACCAAAGGCTTCAGCTTTTACACCAGTGACTGTTGGTAGGGCTGTTGGGCGGATGTTCCTTTTCTTTTGGATATCATAATAGGATAGATAATCTTCTCCATTCGTCACTACTACCCTATCTCTAACTTGAGTAAATGTTGGATACGCCTCAGAGTGGTAATCTATTCCGTCGATTTTAGTCCAGCCCCTACCATCTAGCGCAGTATAAGCATGCGCTCTGTTGCCATCTTTTACGATTGCGAGAAGTTTATTTACTCGTTTATTGTCGATAATTTCAACATATTCATCAAAGCCTAAAACTTCGCCTGGCAAAGTATCTCCATACTGCCTGGTACCTGGACGTGGGGCGACTGTTCCATTCTGTTTTAATCTGGCGTTGGTCATTTTCAACAATCCGCTATTAGGCATACGCCCTGCATCCATAGCAGAAATATATCCCTTGTTCCAGGCTTTAATGCTTAACCTATCAATATTAGGCTGAGGAGTGCTTTTTGGCGGCTTTAGCATAGCCAAATATCCTCCCGAGGCACTTCATCAAACTTGTAACCGTTGCGGTTCTTCATACCTTCCATTGAGGACTGTGCTAGGGTGATCAAATTGCCATACTGATTAGATTTAGTGCGACTATTACGCACAAACTCAGCTGCAAGCATGTACACCAACCAATATGGATCATCAACTTCTACGATGTCATCAGCTTTTATTAGTTTTTTTGCGTGGCGGACTATAGGCACGATAATTGTTGCACCTTTCATCTGCTCAGATAGACCCTTAAAGTCTAGTCTCCAGCCTAATTGAATGACACCATAGCATCCATCTTTAGCCATTTGGGGGGATATAAACGGAAATGTCCAATTTTGAGCATCTTTCGTTAGCCGAACAAACTTGCGAAAATCTACTGTCCTGATATCTGCAGACAGCTTGTATGGCGTATTATCGTCAATTACGCCTATTTCCCTATCTTCGCACAAAGAACCCCATACGACGTCTGGCTCACTCTCCCATTGCATAGTAGCCATATTGGCAATATTAAGCATACGCTCGTATTTTGAGTTACCAGGACTGAGTGTTTTTGTCTTTCCCGTCGCCGTTTGATAGCCAAGGTTTATTGCTTCTTCTACTTTCATGAAACCACCTTCCGCGGTGATTCATGAAAAAGTGCTTGGCAACGAATACACAAATAACCGCAAGTTATTTTTTATGTATCCAATCGCCAAGCACTTTGGTAGATTAGAATTACTCTTATTTTAGCATATACCTATCGAAAAGTAACTACTCTACTTTTTGGTTTTCGTGATTTTAGCAGTTGATTGAGCTGAATAGCTTTACCAGTAAACTGAGGTGCTCTAGAGGATTGATTATGCTTAAACGTATTCATGCTAATAGCTGTAGCGTTGGCTTTTTTAAGTGTATCTGTAGAGGTCCTAGTGCCATCTCCAGTACTGCCTCCTCGCCCTCTGTATCCTCTGCGGCCACCTCTACCCCAGAAGCTATTTGTATCTACCGCACCAGGTTGTATGTGAGATTCGTTAGTACCTTGACCATCTGGGTACTTAAGAGCAAACGTTCCGTCTGGATTTTTGACTAATCCATACTTACCCAAACTCTGAATAGCTCTCAGAGCTTTTGGAGACAGATCTTCGCCTTGCATTTCCGCCAGAGAAGCCGAATTAGTAATATTGTAGACATTCAAATCCTGCAAATACTTAGCAACGGCAGGATCTCGCCAGTTTTTATTAGCCATTTGCATTTTTACGTATTGGCTTTGTTGCGGGCGGGTTCGCTGTGGGGCGTAACCTTGAGCCTCACGCACCTTGTTGTTGTAATCCTCTATTTGCTTATAGTGATCAGACAATTCAGGGTGAGCATCCAAGAATGCCCATTTCTGAGGGCTACTTGGCATATCGTGGTATGTTTTTAGAGTAGCTTGAAGTTCATCACTTACCTCTGGGTATGGCACTCGATTACTCTTTCCAGATTTGAAGTCTTGACGCTTAAAGTATGCACTTCTTTCTTTTTGAAAATCTTCTAGCCAAGGTGCGTCTTGTTTTAGCTTTCTCTGCTCGGCGCCATTCTTAGGTGAACCTTGCAGGTGATAGAAGTACTGCTGTTTGTCCACTGGAAGCTTGTATAGAGGGTCTAGCTCTTCGCCTGTTTGCTCTGCACGCCATCTCGCTGCTTCACTGAGGGCTTTTACGAGGACAGGCTTACTTGCCAGAAGTCGACTATGCGCTATAGCATCAGCTTCCGTTTTACCTTCTGCCTGACCGTTCTCATTATACTTTCTAGAAGTTAGCCCCTGGAAAAACTCTAAATCGCTACCAGCAAGCTTATTGTCTTTAGCAGCTTTTTCAAGCGACTGATAATAGTACGATCCTTGGCTTGTGCCTTTTGGTGCGTAGAATCGCCCAGTAATAGAATCTAATATGCTTCTACCCTTTATTTCATCGTCAGAAGCTCCTGTGGCTTTTGCAATAGCCCAGTCTGTACCGTGAAGCAAGTTTTGCCCACCGCCAGCAGTCGATGTTCTGAAAACGTTATCGACTTGCTTAGGACTGAGCCCTGTTAGCTCTCCAAACTTTCGAGCTGTTAGGCTGGTGTTATTGTCCCATTGATCTTTTTCGGCAAGGTTTTTCATCCCTTCTGGTACGACTTCTTGACCAGTGTATAGGTTTTTATTTGCCCAGGTCTCTATGGCTGGTTTCACGGCTTGTGGAACGTACTGAGAAGCTGTGCGCCTTATTTCCAATGGATTGACAGTCGTAACTTGTTCTACAGCGTCTCCAGCGGCTTTGCCCATATCAAATTGTTGTCCTGTCATAACACTTTTCGTCATGTTATGGAGTTGTCGATGGAGCGGTGCGAATTGAGGTGGTACTGGAACCATAAACACCCCATCCCACCTGTTTTGTTCTTTGTTATAGGTCGCTCCTGGGGATACAATCACCACATTGTTTTCTTTGACGTAGTCAGGCAGGTTATCCATGACTTCTTTACCCTTTTCGCTTCCGTATGAGAAAGCCAAGGCAGAAACGGTAGGGACTGCCACGCCCAAAACAACCTTTGAAGTATACCTTACAGGGTTTTCTTTCATCCTGCGGAGCATAATTCGCTGACCCTGAATACCTGCGTTTGAATACGGCACAATGGCGTTTATGACTTTACCATATGAACCACTGCGCAAGAAGTTTGTGGAGTTCCACCTCGCTTGATCAGCTGCGAACTTTATCGCCTCTGATTCACTCATCCCGTGGCGTTTTGCATAGTTTTTATTTGAGAGATATTGAACAGCTCGCCCAAAGTCCTCGCTGCGTCCAATCGTGTTCTCTAGTGTTTGAAGAGGTTTCTTTATGTTGTGTGCTGAACGTCGCCAGAAGTTTTTGTGGCTGCGTATTTCCTTAAGGTTTAACTGAGCAGCATTACGAGTCAATTCATAGCTGTTTCCTAACACGCCAGCGCGCTGCATTTCTAGGTACATATCACCCTTATGATGAAAAGCTACACCTAATGCTTTGGCTAGGACTTTCGGATTTGTTGAAAAGAACCCATTTTTTGAGTTCACACTAGCACCCACAAAGTCCTTAACAACGTTTGCCATAGTAAACCCAGCATTGATTGATGTCGCACCCATTCTCAGCAAGCGGGCTGGCTGCATCAAGGCTTTTAAGATGATACCCACCTGCTCGCGGTTCATATTTTTAGCTGCATTAGCAACTTCAGGTGCGGCAAGGAATGTACGTTTTGTACCTTTGTCTAGGTAGCTGATCGTTGGTCGTCCATTCGCCTTCTCTCCATCCTTCAATTCTTTTAGCAGGAATGGGTTTTTTGGATCTTTTGCATAACTCGCCAGAAGTTCTGCTGTTTTGTTGCGTTCACCCTGTTGAATCATGTCCTGAGTCTTCATGACTAACGCATTGAGCGGACTGTCTATAGCCCTCTGTGAGCCATTTATTCGCTGGACAATATCCTGTTTACTGAGGCTCGCCTCGCCTCCTCTTCCTCGTCCTGTACGAGCGTCTAATTCACTATCAGAAAAGATACGGTCAAACGGCACATATTCAGGGTACTTCTCCCGTAAGTAGTTGGCTGTGTCTTGGCTGATAAGCCCATAGTCTACTGTCTGTTGTAAGACCTTATCTGAATACTCCCTCACCTGAGCAAATTCATTTTCAAAACGCTTATCCGCCTCTCGAATGAGTGCTTTGTCTTTTGCGAGGTCTCGCCCAGTTTGTACACCGTTTTTCTCTAGCTCTAGAGCGTGTTTAGCGATCAATGTCTGGTCAAACATCTGCATTTCTTTTTTGTTTCTGAAACTATTGATCAGCTGATCAAACCCATTGTCTCGAATAAATGCTTCAGACAAACTGTCTGCCCTCAGTGTTCTATCTAGAGCAGCTCTCATCTCTAGCTGGTCTGCTTTATTAGTAATTCTATCCTCAATAGGTGCAAACCTGTCTACGAATCTCTCGCGCATATCCGCCTTGAAGTCTCGCCAACGATCTCTTAAAGTAGGTTGTTCACCTTTATGGGCTAATTCTTGCTGTTTGGTCATTTCTTTAGCGTATTCAGATGGGTCTATGTCGGCAGCTTCGATACTGTCAATATCGAGACTGTCTGGCGCGTCATTAGTTTGAGGCGATTCTATCTTAGCGCCAAGTGGCTCAAATGATTCTTGTGTTTGGTCTAGCCCCTCTTCGGCTCTTGGTGCAGCCTCATCGACCTCGTAGGTTCTTGTCGGGTGATTTGGACCGTCGAGGCGGGCGTCACTCTCACGTAGCACCCCCTTAATACCATACTTACCTCGCGTTATATCGTGGCTATCCATATGCTCGGCTGGTTTGATTTCCCAATCGTACTCTGGGTGGGCTGCTTGTAGTTTCTTTAGCTCAATTTCAGCTGATCGTTCAGTGAATCCGTTGTAGCCCTTGCCCGTTTTTTCGACCTGAATTGGCTTCTCTAGCCCTTCTGCTAATCTCCGTGCTTCACGCTTGGCAATGGCAATATCTGAATGTGTTGAGTATCGCTGTGATGGACTGCCATCAGCGTACTCTTCGACGATTGCATACTTGCCGTGTGGTGTTTGCTCGATTCTATAGTGGTAATCTTCAGGAGCTGTACCGAAAAAGCCTGGCTTTGTTGGCCTGTAGACATTCTCGTCATTGACATTTTGGACTTCTTGCGCTACATTACGATTAGAAGCCTCTGTGTTATAACCAGGTTCGATAAGTTCCCCTGGCGACACGGAGGTTTTTCTTATGGTGCCCTCATAGAGAGTATTGCGTCCTGTTATATTATTTGTTACACTATCCACATGAGAATCCCCTAGATGGTGTAACTCAGTTGACGGGTTCGTCCCTGCTGGCTCCATGGGGGATTTTCTTGTTGTAGCGTTATATAAGAGGTTTTTATTGTCATTACTACCTATGTCAAAGGTAGTGACATAATCCTTGCCCCTGTATCGCACAGGAACTTCATTGTATGTGAATCCATCATTGGCAAAACCATGCTCTTTAGTATCTATGTTACTGTCTATCTGTTTTGACTTTTCTATTGCTTCCTGGATTTTAGGGGCAAGCCTTTGCTGGACATTAAACATCTCGTTAGGTGTTTTTTGAGACGTTGCAGTCATTTTTCTATTACCGTTGCGGCTCAGCTCCACATCCATCCCATCGCTTGTTCGGTATGGATTGCCAGTTCGTGCCTTCTGTAGATCACCAAAAGCTGCCTGACTAAGGCGCTTTCTTGTATCTCCAGCTATACCACCTACAACTTCAGCGGCATTGTATTTCATTTGGTTTGGAGATAGTCGATTAATCCCGACACCATTCTCTCCATAAGGATTGATCTTATTCCTCACCACTCCCTTAACACCATTTACAGCATGACCAGCACCACTCATCATGCCGCCCCCAAGCGCACCAAGCGCCCCGGCCTGGAAATAATCTCCTAGTTTGGTGTTTACTTTACCGTCATCAGCTAAATCCTGTGCAAAGGTCTGAGCAACCTCTTCTGCGCCTTCTTTGGCGGCATCCTTTAGTACACTTCCGCCAAGCCCTAGCGCTTTTTTAGCTATAGTTTGCTTAGCTGCTTGTCCCCGCCAGCTGTTTGCCCCCTTGTCCAATCGCAGAGCGTATCAATGTGCCTGAACCACCGAATCCTAGTCCACCAACTGATATACCGGCGTCTAGGCCTTTTCCTAGTCGCTGCCAGCCGTTTAACTGTTTAACTTTGCCGTTCTCGTCTGCTTCTACTCCTGATACTGCGCTGGCTATCTTATTTGGAGCCTCAGCTACGCCCTGAATTGCGCCTCCAGGTATTTTTGCTGCAAACCGTACATAATCTCCTGGGTCACTCCACTGAAAACCCTCTTGCTTGTCAGATGAATCGATCCACTTGTTGAATTGTTCTACTTTGTTTGTAATCGGTTTTTCTACTATTGATTTGAAATTCTGTTGTTGTTTTGCGCCAAATAGTCCATGTTCACCAAATGGATTTAAATAATCGAAGTATGTTGGCTTATTTTGGGTTTGGATTGGTTTATTGACTGTATTTTGAATTTGAATTGATTTATTCTGCTTGTTCACCCAATCTTGTTGCCCTTCAGGGGTAAGTATTTTAGGGGCGTCGGCTACAGTTTTCTGAGGGATATCAGGTTTTATCTGTGGAATGATAGGCTTGGTTTCTTGGTTTGTAGGATTAAACTGATTTGCCTTTGGGACTGTATCCACCTTAGGGACAGTGTTTTCTTCTGGCTTTTTATCTACTTCTGGAATAGGAGACGGACTTTTTGCCCAATCAGGAACTCTATTTACGCCAGCAAAAAGATTGTTGTTCTGATTATTAAACGTAACCCTTGGCTGATTTTGAGGCTGGGCCTGAGGTTGGTTTTGCTGCTCTTTGCGTCGTTTTTCCTCATCACTAACCCAGCCCTTGCCAGTAAAAAAGTTACCTAATCTTTGAAAAAAATCCATCTCCTAATTACTCCCTACATTAACTGTTGTTTCTTCTTTTTTTCTTCATCGCTCAAGATTGGACGCAAGTTTGGTGAAATCTCATCATTTGCGCCGCCAACTTCAGAATTATCTTTGACCGTAACATCTTTCGGATCGTACGTTGCAAGGTCTGGAGCCTTCCATTCGACTTTTTGGATAGGAATACTGCGATCACGTCCTAATTCGTCAATCTCCGTGCCCAAACGGTTGATTTGGTCACGAGTGCCCTGCTGGCTTGCAATAGCCGCTGCCATGCTTGAGCCATTTGCCGTCTGTTTGCCCACGTTGGCGCTTCTGATGCGGTCTAACAGTTCAGCACGGGATTGTGCTATCTTTTGCCGAACGCTGTTCACACGGTTGTTATATTCGCTTTCAATGTCCCCCTGGTTCTTTTTGTAGGCGTTCTTAACCGCGAAGTAGTTGATGTCCATATCTCGGCGGTTCTTAGCGTATGCATCCTGAGCTTCGCCTTGCTGTTTTGAGGCAGCTTTAGCGATTTCGTAAGGTGCTACAGTTTTAGCAAATGAACTATCTCCTGCTCCACCTGCTGCCAGGATGCCTCGAGCAGAACGAACTTTACTTGCGGCGTCGCTTTCAATTTGGTCACGGGTCTTTTTGATGTTGTCGATAGAGTCTTTGGTGTTCATGTTGTAACGACCAGTTGATTCATTAAAGCTGTTTTCGTTTTCTTGCCATGCGCGGTCTTTAGCTTTTCCAGCGTTAGCAATACCGACGGCTTCCTGACCACCTAGACGGTTGATAGCTGAATTAGCTTGTGCGATTTCATCGTCATATTTAGCGATAGCGTCTGCTCTGTTACGAGCTTCCTGAGCAGCGTAGGGGTTGAATCCACCACCGCCGTAGTAGCCACCTCCACCGCCAGAAGTGTCTTCAGGAACTCCACCGCCACCACCTCTGTTTTTCTCTCTATCCGCATAATAAAGCTGCTTAAAACGGTCGTTAATACCGCTAATTTCATCGTTTTTGTATAGCTTTCCATCGCCTCCTTTTACCCAAGTATTGCGTCCAAACCATCCTGTCTTGCGGTAGTTACCGCCGTTACCTACATTGCCAGATAGAAAGTTTCTATCTATTCCCATGTCATCACCAACAGTATTTAGTAACGCTTGTCCTTGAGATCTTGTGTTTTGGTCTGGGTGATTGTTTACATAATTTTGTAGCCAACTTCTATAGCCCATAAAAAATCTCCTTATTTTTATAAGGAGAGAGACTTGATAGGGTATGCTATTTATTTGAGTTCACAGAAGTGTTGAACGACAATAAGGTCATATCCCTGCCTGGATATACCAAACCCCACCAGACTATATTTTGAATCTAATATGGCTTCGCGATGCCCCTTTGTTGAGCGCATCCAATTATCTATAGTAAAGCGGCTACTGCCAAACTTATTATCAGTAGTAGACACCTTGGCTAAATTCTCACTCGCATATCGACACCTATTTGGCGTATGCTTAAAAACAAGTGAATAACCCTCGACGCCATCTGGTGATTTGTGATCGTAATAATCACGGTTTTGCATGTCGTCCGCCTTTTCCTGTGCACTAGCGTTTAATCTTTTATCTAGCTTTAATGGTGCTACACCGACTTTAGCGCGCTCCTGATTCACTAACTCAAGCATTTCCTGCGTGTCTGGTGGACCGTTGTCGTACTTATCAAATACTGGCTTGTACGATTTCGGACTATTCTCCCTCTCGCGCTTTTGCGCCTCAATAACTCCGGCGTTTGTCCTTGATTCCATGTTAAGAACAGCAGCTCCAAGAGATCCAAAACCAACAAACAGTATGAGTAAAATTGCCAACAGGGCTAGTCTAGCGTCTTTGCCGCTTTTAGCTTTAAATAACTTAACCACGGCGATTACAAAAGCAGCTAACCCAGAACAAAAGCCTAATGCTGCGATAGCCACAAGGAATTCAGCTGGTATCTCAGGACTGGTATGCAGCTCAGACATATACGCCCTTTGCCCCATGAAATATCCATCCAGTAGAATGCAACCAACAGCGATTAAAGTTAACAAGACAGTAAAAGCCCAGGCTTTCTCAGACTTAACTTCAATCTTTTCAGGCTCTTTTTTCATGCTTACAAACTAGCACAAGAGGGATATTTTGTCAATATGTAGACTATTCACCTTTGCGTATTCTTTCTATAGCAAATCCTCTAAACTCTTTGCAATCCTTCTTATTCTCTTCCATCGACAATTCTTCGCAAGGATATGTAGCTTTAGCTTCATCAGTAAGTTTACCCCAAGCACTGCCAAAGTCTGCCAGTCCATTGCTCAAGTTTGTGAACGATTTATTGCTCAGCTTTCTTATCTCATCCTGTCTTTTCATATCAAATACGAGAGCAGTTGAGATAATCGCCATGATAAGAATAGCGACCAACACAAACTTAGTCTCTGATTTTTCACTCATACAACCACTCCGATACTCCACCATGGTGTGAGCAAGCTCCTCTTCCAGTAGCGTATGATCGCCAACCGTCACGACAGATTGCGCCTACACGGTAGTGTGATTGCTGCTGTACTGGCTGCGGTGCTGGTTTTGGTGTACGAACAATGATATGAGTCACCGGTCGAGTGATCACATCTACCTTATCTGTGTGACCGGGCTTATTTGGCTTACAGATTTTTCTGACGCCAACGACGCCCTGTTGCTTGACCGCTTCAGTGTAGCCATATTGACCTGTTTCCCCCTCATATTGTGTCTCAAACGGTATTTCTTCCGTTCGACAGTCTGAGTAGGTTACGGGTTGCACAACTGGTTGTGCATTGTTTTGCTGTGTATTAGATTGCGCACTCGTAGCAACGGCTAATACTATACCAGTGCCCACTACACCAGCAGCTATTTTCTTCGCTTTTTCCATCTATCTTCTCCCACAAGATTAAATGATTTGCCATCATTATAGCACCATAGAGCGATCCATAACACACTCTACCAAGTCTCTCTCC